TAAACCTCGATCTCAGGTTAAGCCTACTTTATTATGTGATGATATGAAAGATCTGGGATATCCTTTGAAATATGGACCACCAGAAATGTCAACTTTAAAACCTTGGAAATTGAATATAAAAAAACAAGTCCAAGCTGATAACTATACTCGATGGGATGATCTTGTAAAGATTAAAAAGCATCTTTTGAAGCGATGGTTAACTATTGATGAGAGTCAAAAGGATGAAATTAAGATTTTAGACTTTAAGACTACTATAAATGGCAAACCAGGTGTTCGTTATATAGATGCTATTCCACGAAATACATCAGCAGGATTTCCTTTTTGTAAATCAAAGAAATATTACATGATTAATGTTCCTTGTGATAAGGGATTACATGAAATGGAATTTGATGATATCATAATGGACAAGGTTTATTGGCGTTTGGAACAATATGCAAAGATGAATCGAACTTATCCAGTTTATCGTGCTTCATTGAAGGATGAAGCAACAAGTTTACGTAAGATTGAACTTGGGAAAACCCGTGTATTCATGGGAGCTCCCGTTGATTTTACAATTGCTATGAGATCTCTTTTATTATCTTTTGTTCGTGTTGTTCAGAGAAATAAATTTGTATTTGAATCTGCTCCAGGCACTGAAGCACAGTGTATTGAGTGGGATCATTTATACAGATATTTAACTGAACTAGGCGAAGAAAGAATGATATTTGGAGATTTCTCAGGTTTTGATGTTACAATGAGATCAGATTTTATGCGAGCAGCATTTGATTTGATTGAAGATTTTCATAGAGAATGTGGAGCTTCTGATCTACATTGTAAAATGATTAGATCCTTATCGTATGATGTTATTTTCCCTCTTGTTGAATATAATGGAGATTTGATAGAATTGAATGGTAAGAATCCTAGTGGACAACCTTTAACTGTTATTCTTAATGGTATAATTAATTGCATGTATATGCGATATTGTTACCTTAAGATGAATCCAGATAAAGAGTTAGATACTTTTGATGATAACATTCGATTACTAACTTATGGTGATGATAATGGAATGGGAGTATCTGAGAATGTTCCATGGTTCAATCATTCATCTATTCAACAAGCATTATCAACAATTGGTGTAACATATACAATGGCTGATAAGGAAAGTGAGTCAGTTGGATATATTCATATAGATCAAGCTGACTTTTTGAAGCGTAAGTGGAGATACGAGAGTGTCACACGCTCAATGTTTTGTCCACTTGCTGAAGATTCGATTATAAAATCCTTAATGATAGGTATTAAATCGAAAATATAAGTGTGCAAGAACATGCTGCTAATATTATTTCTTCAGCACAATTGGAGTATTTTTGGCACGGTCAACATATTTTTGAGGATCGTACTAAAATGCTCCAAACCCTGGTTAAAAAGCATCGATTAGAGGATTATATGCCAAGACCTTTACAGTCTTGGGATACCTTAGTTGATGAATATAACCAAAGATCTATCAATTTTATCAAACTACAAGCTGGTATAGAAAGACGTAACTGCCGGCTTTGTGGTGAAGATAAGAGTTCTGAATTGTATTCGATGTGTAATAATTGTTCAGCTATTGATCAATGTATGATGTGTGATTCTTTGAATAGTGAAATGAACAGAATGATATGGCCAAAACTTTGGTTTTGTCCTGATTGTTATTTTGTCTTTTTTCTATATGAATCATATGATTATCGGCTTATCAATCAGTACTTTGATAATGCGT